TATGCCAAACCCGCCACCAGCACTATCACCTCCTACTATACCTGGCTCGATAGTGATTTGATAAGAGAACGGTTCATTGATAAAACTTTGACCTGTTATATTTAATGATGCAGTAGTTTCGATGCCGATCTCTGAGGATAGGTAGTAACCGGCTGGATGGACGAATCTTTTATAAAGATCTCCCCATTCGTTAATACCTTTTCCGGATCTGAGTGCGATCGAGAGTAACTGATACTTTAAACCATCTTGAATATATCTTAGGCTTTCGACACCAATCTTCGCTTCTTCTAATTTAGAAGAGTCACCAGAAAAGGTTTTTAATATATTATTTTTGGGATAGATGATATCAACATTTTCAGAGAAAAAGAATTCAAAGAAAAGATTGGTAGAAAACTCGTTACCCTTATTTTGTAAAAGGAGGTTAAATAACTTACCGATTAATCTTGGATTAGTAAAATATCTAGCACCAGCACCATTTGCTATTTCATAAAAAAGTCTATCAATATATTGTAGATTAATCTCATCTAGATCTCGAAGAGAAAGTAATTCGTATTCAAGTGTATTTATTAATTCGTTCGGATCATCTAGGGCTTCATAATAAGTTTCTAAAAAATTAATAAGAGCAGGATATTCCTCAGAGTAGTACCCAGGTAAAACCTCACGAATCTTAGATTTCCTAAGATTCGGATTCCTTCTATTATATTCGAATAAACTTCTTGAAGACATTATAACGTAACCCGAGTTTGTCCATAATCAATTGTTGCTCTTGCAAAGCTGTCATCATTATCAAACTGTAAAATATAATTCCTTAACGGACGAATAGTACCTTGATCCGATGTAATAGCTTTAATTTTTATCGTGTTAGTATTACCTATAATCGATTCAGGATTAAGATTTACAATTGAAACCCTTCCACTTCCTGAATCATATGAACCAATACTTGTAACTAGAACTTTACCACTCGGGTTGACGACTTGTAGATTATTCGTGCCAAGCTGATTCTTAATCGTACAAATCTGACCTTGATAGGTGAAACGAGATGATGTAATTATATGATCATCAGCATCAGGAATAGCAAGGGGTACAGGGAATAAAACAGTATATGCTTTTGATTGATTAAGTACCGGTTCAATTGTCTGTCCGATTTTTAGATCAATATGGTTACCAAGGATAGCTGTAGAAAGATTATCAATGACCGATGATAGTGCAGAAGCCCTGAATGATCCATTAAATCTTTCTACGTTATCATCAAAGTATTGTGATGTAGTTTCAAGGATCTGAGTATTCTGAGCGGTGTTACTAATACCTGATAGGTTTGGGTTAAAGTCATACCGAATCTCAAGTGCTACGGATGTATATATCGGTCTGACAAACTTTGGTTCTATACCGCTTATTCCAAGAGCACCTACAACGTCTGATGATATTGCAATCTCCGTTTGCTGTTTGGTGTCTTCAGGTGTATCATCGGGATATTTGATACAGATGTAAACGGAAGAATAGTCGATCGGATCATTATCCTGTCCACCCCATGTAATCACATCATCAATATTCGGATAGTTTGAACGTATAAGAGCGTTATAGTCATCTGGTGTAACAACACGTTTTTGTGATGAATAGACCAATGGAGCGTTAAAGCGGATTGATTCAATTGATTCCGGATCTGATCCACCAGATGAGTTATTTAAAGTAGTGCATACGATATTAAAATTCTGACCGTCTACAGTATAATTTGATCCTGTAAATCTTGAAGCACGGTTAGCATCACCACCTGCTGTTGATAGATAATTTACCTCAATTCTACTACCAGGATCAGGTGAACGACCAATGTCTAAAGCATCACTAAATTGTAATTCATAGTAACCATTCGGAGATTCTTTTAAAAGATAGTATCGAGAATCTTCCGTGATGCGAATGGCTCGGTTAATGTCAGTATAATACTCGTATGAAGTACTGTCCTGATTTTGATACACCTTGATCACGACACTTGTAGTATCCATATTCGGATCAGCAATCACGTACAACTTTTTATCTAAACCTGAAGGAACTAGAAAGTTTCTAATGGTCTCTGTACCTTCGTAGATCGGAACAGTAGTAGAACCTTCTTCATCTTTAAATGAATAGAAACCTGTACCGTCATCAATCGCAGTCAGTGAGGATCTTGTTTGAAAAGTGTATGTTTGAGAATCAACAGTTGCCGTTAATGTATAGCCTGAAGGTAAAGTCACGGTAGCGGGTCGTACACCGGAATAAGAACTTAGATCTGCTACAAGTTGAACATTTGCTATAGCAGATCTTTTGGATCTTGGGAAGTACCCGAGCGAGTGCGCATGCGTAAGCACGGACGCACGAAGTTGAGCAGTCTCGAGGAAAGACTCGTTAATCGCCATATTCGCAGTCAGAGCATTAAAGTGGGTGTTCCAAGCTAAGACGTCTAAGATATTTGAAAGACCCGATGCCTCGAAGTCATAATCAGAGAACTGATCACTCTGAGCAAAATATGTTTTTAGATTTTCTCGAATAGTTTGGAAATCTAATTGTGTAGATTGTACGTTTGTTACCATCTTATCTTAGCCTCGAAAGAGTTGTATTAAGGGTAATTGTTTCTGTCGTATTAATAACCCTAAAAGTAAGTTGAATATCTAATGCGTTCTCTTCATCAAGAGCCTTTACCGTAATATTAATTACCTGTGCTCTTGGCTCCCAGTTATCAATTGCGTTTTGAATCCTATATTGTACATCGCCTTCGGTACCAGCATCAAAAAGTTCAAAGAGTAATCCTCTTATATCTGATCCAAAGTAATAATTAAAAGGCTTCTCTGCATAGTCAGTTAATATTAAATTCTTTAATGATTGTTTTACTGCAGCAGCATCAATCTTTTTATACACATCTCCATAGTCATTCGTAAGGAATGATAGATCTATATCTTTATAATCTCTAGAACGAGATGATGTAATACTGCTCCCAGATAAGACATTCGTCTCTTGAGAAAATGTACGGGTAGCCAATGTATTCTATCCTTCCCAAAAAGGTCTTTAATATTATACCGGATTTTTATCTTTTGTAAATCCCTTAAATCTATTTATGATGATTTAAATCGATTCCGTTGTAGATGTGCCACCAATATTTGTTCCGAGTAGACATAAGCTACCCGACATTACTTTATTGTTGAATCGAGTCTCTGTCTCTCTTTTAAAGACTACACCTTCAGTGCCATTTGATATATCAGGAGTTACCACAAACAATCTAACCCCAAGCGCACCTGTATAAGTGTGCCAATCTAATATTAACTTATCATAGAACGGATAGTGTAAAAGATATTGTGCTAATTGAAACACCTTACTCTTACTATAGAATCCACCCTCGTGTGTCACTACGTTATATGCGATTGCTCTTCCTTTCGAAGAAAGATCTGCTAAGTCACCTTCGATTCTTGTTTCAACATCTGCATAGTTATAAAGACCTTCTTCAACTAAAATCCTGTAACCCTGAAACTCTTTCCTTGAACTTGCTGCAGAAAGGATGCATGCTTGAAGGTACAAATTCTTTGCTACAACCATCGGTTCTTCTACTTGGTCGAAATCTACAGGAGCATGATTCGATCCGCTAAAGGTTGCAATAGTGATATTTCTTGTAAGATGATATCCTGAACCCTGTGTAGATATTTTATTCGCCGTAGGAAAGAATTCAGGATCGGGAACAAAATCCTTTAAACCGACAGATGGCTGAAATCTTTTTGTTGGTGCGCCTATACCAAGCTTTGTCAATCCTGTTACTGGTTGTGCACCAGCGATCTTTTGTATAGCAGGAGGAGAAACATTCAGACCCTCTTCAGATATAAATCCTTTTGCAATGGATTCTTGTACATGAAGAGGATTATTTTCAAAAGAAAGCGTGCTGTTTCTTAGGCTCGAAATAACCTGTCCTGTATCATTAAAAAAGATTGCCATTTCTATTCCTCACTTAATTTCTAGTAGACAGACCGTGTCTTTCACTGTGATCAAGTTGATCTCGGATGTAATCTCCAACATCAATCTGAACTTCTCTTATACCATTTCCAAGGGTCTTCATTCGAGCGTTTACAATATCACTAGTCGGTCTGAACGTTTCTTTATCATCAAGCTCTACGTCATCTGCAGTAGTATTATTATTCGTCCAACCAGAAGGAGAACCAGCAGAACCTAATGGAGCAGAACCAGCACTTGAAGCATAGTTGGCCGTATCAGAAGCAATAGCCGTGTCTGCTCGACCGGTTAGATCGCCATGGAACGTGGTAGCATGCATACTTGTAGCATTTACCCTATCTGCATGAACAGCTCGCGTCTCCAGCGTATCCCCAGCTGTTATGGTATGGTCTGTGTACATATTATAGTTATACATGATGATATTATCACCACCAATCGTACCAGAAGATCCTATGATCTGTAACTTATTGCCGTTGATACGAGTTGAAGGTGAAGACATGTAAGCCCCTATCTGGGAGCTAAGAGAAAACGGACCTGCCGAAGCAAGCGTCATATTACCTTCACTGAGTATTTTACTTTCACCTTTGGTACTTATACTTGATCCACTTAGGTTCACCTCAGATTTCTCACCGACTGTAATGGAAGAGTTTTGTCCTGTAATACGTGTATGGGCCGAACCGTCAATTTTAGAGTATTTTGATCCTGAGACAAGCTCCATAGAGTGTGTTGATTTGGTGATCAGTCTACCGCCTGCATCAAGCTTAATCTTACCTCTACCTTTTACTGTAACGTCACCAGCATCGATATTTAGATTACCGTTGCCTATAATGTTCATACCGCCTTGTAAATCGAATACAAGTGACGATGCTGAAATAAGAATAGAACCATCAGGACGGATTTCAATACCAGAACCATTTGAGTGCTTGAGAAGTATTCTTTCGGACCCAGGTGTATCGTTTAATTCGACATGATGCCCGCCAGGAGATCTTGTTACCTGGGTATTTCCGTAATCGCCAACTCTGCCGCCATGACAAGATAGATCAACACCTGTTAAAGCAGAGTTAGTTCTTAATTGCTCATTTGCTCTACCGGTAACGGTATCGGTAAGTCCTGTTGTGGATCCTTCATTCTCTTCCTCTATTAAAGGATTTCCAAGTACACCAACAACCTGTGCAGTTAACTCGCCAGTGGTTGCTCCAGCGCTTCGGAATGAAGTTGATTCTGATGACGTTGACCCAGCCAGCTTAACTGCATTTAGATCACCTAGAATAGTGGCTCCGGGGTTTGTCGTGTTAAATCTTTTTACATAGTTATCGGTCAGTTTCGATTGTTGATATTCGCCGTTTACCAACTTAGCCGAAGTACCACCAGCTCCTCTCGTTATCGCTTCATACTGTGTACGAAATAATTGAAGATTCGGCAGAATAATAGTAATACTTTGAACACCAATTTCTTCAAAGTAATTAACGATTTGTCTTATATTACCAGCAATAATGTCACTTGTGCTAGTATCATTTGTCCCGATAGCAATAACAATATCTTGTGCGGTCGTCATTTATTTCTCCTAATTCACTTATCTGCCACTCGGGGAGAAGTGGATCGGATCTCTGGATCCAAGTCTATTAATAAGATTCCAACGAGCTCCGTTTGCATTCATCCAGTTCAAAACACCAGGACCAGGATGTACATCGATTGCCACAGCTGTACCATGGTTTGATCTACCCGGCTGGGCAAAGATTGGTTCACCTGGATCTATCGAGATTAGATACTGATAATAGTACGAACGATAGCCGTGATTCAATATAATATCAATTCCATCAGATCTTGCAGCATCTCTCATCGCAATAAAGTTTTGGGCGACATCCGGTTTGAGAAGCATTGGACCTGTGCCCCAACCAGAGTAGGATCTTTCCTGAACCTGAATCAATGTGCTCGGATCGATTTTTCCGTTTGTTCCATCGTAACCAATCCTTTCAGGATTCTTGGTTTGATCCATAGAATATCTTTCGGTATAGGGGACGTTATCTGGACCAAAGCCTGCTTTTCCAGGAATGATAGGTCCATTATATGCTGGCGCTCTTCCAGCTGGTCCAGTAAAGCTATTACCTGATCCGGTACTACAATAATCAACTTGGTTCGGATTAAATGGTACTACCCCCTCAGAAATGATCGGGGGTGAAGCTGGGCCTTGTACCTGGCTACCTGCTGCTTCAGCAAGCGCAGTGTTGACTACGTTTACATTATCACTTGTGATACCAGGAATTATTCTTTTTGCAGCGATTATGATCTGTCTATAGGATTCAATTTGCTGTGTGGTACCTTTATTTGTAGTCTGGTCTACAGCAAGTGGATCACCCTGAATTAAAATGTGTACTGTTCCATTACCTCCTCCGAGACCTGAAACAGTTTGCCCGATCGGTGCGCCTCGAACGACTCTACCTTTGCGGCCAATGGTAAAGTGATAGTTATTTAAAACCGATGCGTCAATATTTCCTGGACCCCCGTGGAGTAAGATCGAATCAATCCTGCGAGAGGATGAAGCGAATATAGCTTCCATCTCTTCTGCAGTATTAACAAAGTTGAGATTACCGATTGAAGAGAGATTTGTGGCTGGGATTCTCTCACCGGATCCATCGGTAACCATAGTCGGCACATCAAGATTAATGTTTTCTAATACCGCAGATATATCCTTTGGTTCGGTAATCGTGGCTGTTTCATTCTGGAACCTTATTACAAGATTTGTTGCCTTTGTAATATTTCCGGAAACTAATGATTGAAGGATTTGAAGTTTTTCATCTGCCGGTATAAGGTTTTTACTTAAAAGAGTCTGCAGCGTCTTCTGTATCTCTTCATCAAGATCGTATACAATATCATCTACCAATCTACCGGAATATGATGGAACAGTTGACTCAATCACACCAGATATAGCTCCGACAGTAGCAGCTGCCTTTGAAATTGCTGGTATACCTGACTGGATATCCTTTACCTGACTGGATAGATCACTAATGATATCATCTGGGATTATACCCTCGCCAAGTTGTAGTATTTCGCTTTGAACACGACTTGCTAAGTCTTTTAATCCTGAAATAACACTTGTAACTTCAGAGAATTGTAATAGAGCTACACCACTCGGTTCTCTGAAATCAGCTTGACGTATTGCCTCTCCTACGTCTTGGGTAGGAAAATTATTCGCTTGCTCTAAAACGCCGCTTAGATCTGATAATTCAACGTTAGTAGATTCCTGAAGAGCTCTATTCAATGCTGCAGGATTGCTTGAAGAGGTTACAGTCTTTAATAGTTCTGATGTAGTAGTCACCGATCCATTGAGATCACCGTTGAGCGAATCAAGTTCTGACTGCAAAGAGCTAATGGTCGTTTGATCAATTAACTGATCCTTACCTGCTCCATTAACATAGACCTCTGCATTTGCAAGGCCGTCAGATAGATCGACTAAAGCGTTTGAAAATGCTAACTGCATTCCTCTTAGATCACTAAAGGAGGTAGCTACACCAGAAAAGCTAAGTGGAGCAACAGCACTAAAGTTCGATCCATCTACGGCAGATTGAATAACCTTAAAATATTCTTTTCCCTCCTCACCGATAAGATCCCCCACAGAGCCTAACTTACCAAAGTCAGCAGCTCTTGAATATAAAGAGACGTCGATCAATCCTTCGGTTAGAAGATTGCCAGCAGCACTTAAACCAGTTATTACTTTATTAATAGTATTCAAAGCTAATAAAGGCATGAATTATCCATCTCCTCTCGGATCAATGAAGAACATTGTTTCACCGATCGTATCAACAAACACCAAGGCGTTGTCACCAGTTGTCCACTCTCTTTTTACACTTTCTGGATCGTTACCGGTTCCTCTATATGCACCTAGATTACCAGAAGTAAAGTTATATAGATTATCAGGTGCAGTATTTAGGTATTGTGTTACAGCCCCGTATATCTGACGAGCTATAGATTCAGGAGGTCCGTCAATGAATTTCTGTAACGGTGGACCGTTACCAGATAAGCCCGTCACAGGTTGAAACTGGAATCTTTTCGAAAGAACCCCTATTACCGTATCAGCAGAGAACCAACGATTCGCTCTTCTTCTATTCATTATTGTTGCACAAACCCAAGCTCTTTCTTTATCATCCGGTGTTGCTTCACAGTATATAATCGACACGAGATCCCTAAACTCTTGATCGGTAATCGGTCCATATCTTTCTTCAACAGTCTCTCTCATTTCAGGAGAAGTTCCGTTGAACCGAGAACCCGTTATCTGACCAGCTGGTAAATTACCTGCATCGGGAAGAATTCCGTATGTACCTGAAGGAGAACCGCCCTGACCTGCAGGAGGTAGACCTTGATCCGTAGTAACGGTATGACCAAGTATGATTGGATTCTGTGATATTCTTCCGTCTAGAAAGATCCCCATCACTCTTGCATTATCTTGTAGATTTGGTGTAATACCTCCACCGCCTGCACCTGCACTTGTTACCGGAAGTATAACTGGTGCCCATGGCAATTGATCATCCCGAACATCTGGACCGTGTATGCCAAAGATCCTTACAAGAGCTCTTCCTTGCTGCAGCGGATCATTTTTAGTATCAACAACCTCACCGACCCACCATCTTACATCGTCACCGAAATTACTGGTATCACCTATAAAATAGCTCATCAGTTGTTCCTACTACTTAATTTGATACCGGTTAAACTTACATCATATCTCTTCAGACTAAAGGTATGTCTCGTGGCAAAAATCATATATTCACCTGAAAGCTTTCGGTCAAATGGATCTGTAAAACTCGCATCAATGTTACTTTTAATGAAGCCCAGGTTGATCTTCCGACCAATTGTTCGATTCTCTCCTAAGAAGTGATAACCCGGTACAGTTACGTCCATTGATTCTTTACTGAAGAAATTGCGAATAGCTCTCTGAGTGTATACGTTTCGAGAGTTACCCCCGAGGGTATATCCTTCATCATGTATATTCGCTATATTGTCTGAGTATATACGTGACGAGAATAAACGTGTTTGGGTCTTAGCGCTTGAATTATGCATTCCGTCAAAAGCCTTGTCATCATATGTCTGTATTTTTTGACCGTCAGGAAAAATGCTTGAAGTACTCATTTTATCGAATACTTCTTGCACATTAAACTTAAACTCTGCACCGGTCTGTCTTGTATTCAAGTTAATAGAAGAAACGTTTGATCCGATATATCCCTTTTTTAAAATCGATAGGACGTCATGATTATTTGAAACGTTAAAGTTAGAGACAGTTCTACCTTTACCTTCTAGCTTTAGCTTATTCTTTCTTCCAGTGATCAAACGGTTCTCTGCGTACGGACCTTCTATAAATCTAGCTTGTTGAGTGTATTCAGCATCCTGTTTACCAGTAGTATACAACGAGTAGATGAACGGCTCGCTAGTGATAGGTGCAGCCTGGAATAACTCCTCTAAGTTCTTAAAATATAGCTTATCCTTACTTCCAACCGTTGAATATAAAAAGTAAGGATAACCATCAGACGTAGTAGATACTTGCTTTAGAATCTCACATGCTTCGTATGGGCAGATATAAGGAACAATATATCTCATACGGTTTTGTATCTCAGGAGTTCCTTTTTCAAGAGTTACACCGATCTCCGATTCTTTTAAGATAGATTCAATGATCTCACTTGGTTTACCCTCGAACCCCTTACTCATCGTTTTAATCTTATTTTTAAAGAAAGACTCTTCCACCAATCTGAAATAAAGATCAGAGGTGTTATCGTTTTCTTTCACAACATTTTGTACAGATACAATGATAAAATTCTTTTCAATACTTTTGGTATCGTCAGGTAGTGTAATCTTTAATTGAAATTTCTCGGTTCCTTGAAAATCGCCCAGCTCGAATATTCCAACGTTATCCAGTACAATCATTGAGCCGGACACATACGGGTGCTCTACGTGCTCGTACAGGTCTATTTGGACGATAGCTTCACGAATATCGATTGCCTGACCGGGCGCACGATCAGCAGTAATCCTTGCTGTGTCTATCGAGTAATCGTAAGGTGTAACAACCTTACCTTTAGGAAGACCTGCCATACTATATTAATACCTTTTTCATTTCTTCGACGACCTGTGCAGCTACTTCTTTACTCATTATTTTAATGCTACGATTTTCTTCATTCAGATCTATATAGTACCGCTCATAGGTTGTAGCAGTTAACAGTTCACCGGGACCAACTCTCGGATCGATATCAGCTGGGTTACCATTTGCATCTGTATAGAACATCGGAGCTGTCTTTTCCTCACTATACGCTTTATGGATGATAACCGTTTTATCTATTCCATCCTCGAATGCGTCAATCGTTTCATCCTCTTGGAATTCATGCTTACCCTCAACCCAGATATATCCAAGATCTACATTTCTTCGGATAATCTTTCCAGTCGCGTTTGATTTCGCGGCGGTGACCGTGGTACCAGGTTTAAAGTTATCGAATATATCTTCGTATGTTACAAGAATCGTATTCGGGAAATCGTCATCCAATTTGTCCTGGAGCTTAGCCCTATCAAGAGGCCAACCCATTTCTCTTAGATGATCATTTAACAGGTAAAAGGTCCAATGCCATTTATCGGTGCCATAGATCTTCTGAGAAAGCGTATCCGGTCTCTCTCCTTGTTGAATATAGTATTTGTCATAGAAAGAACCATTCAACTTAACCGAATCAATTATATCAGAGTAAACTGTAAGATCCGGAAAATCTACAGTGAAATCTTCATTACCAAATTTATAAGGAGTGTTTGGAAAATTATTTAAAAAAGGCATTAGAATCCGGCTCCGATATCTTCTCTTGAAAGCGCTTCTTTTTCTTTGAATGCTAATGAAAGTACCGTTTCAACTGGAGAACCGTCTTTAAAGTAAGAAGTGGATGTTGGGTTATAACTCACTGAGGCACTGGTAAGAAACGAATCTTTAAATTTAACGTTATATTCTGATCCCGGCCTCCCGTTCGGTCTAACCTCGACCTTCCACGAATTTGGGTATCGAAGGAAGGCAGGTAAGTTCGCTATAGGTTCTACCTCAGGATACATAGACTCTCGAAATATCTTTACAATCTCTCTTATGGCTTCTGCCTCCGCGCTACTAGTAGGAATCATAGTAAATTGGAAGTTGAATTGCCGTATTCCGACTCTTTCTAAAAGAGCTTTTGTATTTGGATTGATTGCTCTTTGAGTAGCAAGAGATACACCTTGTTGGATCTTAGTAGTATCGACTAAACTACCAACTGCTGCACCAAGGATACCGCTACGCCCTGTAGCTTTCCCTATTAAACCACCCAACGCTTCTGGACCAAATTTTGCAGCGGCTGTTTTAAACAGAGTATTTAAACCGCCTTCTTGATATCTAGGATCGCCACCATATCCTCCTATACTACCACCGCCTGCAATAGCAGCAGCTGCAGCACCAATAGCACCAAGATCTGCGTCACTGTAAGTAACGTTATCCGAGAACTGTAGACCGTTTGGAATAAACATACGTATCGCTCCACCCGGTACCACTACCACGCTGGTTCCTCGACCGCCAGCAGATTCAGATTGTAAAGGCTGAAAGTTAATAAACCCCGGGGATCGGTCCTTACTATTCTCTTCACCTACTTCTAAGGGATATTTTAGTGCCATTTATTTTCCTAATAAATATCTAAAAAGTTTCTAAATTATTTATGTGGTTTTTAATGGCTTATTCTGGAATATACAAAGTAAAAAATAAGAACAAATATAAGGGTGATCCGAACAAAGTAGTATATAGATCACTGTGGGAAAAGCATTGTTTTAAATGGTGTGATACGAATCCGAACGTGAGGTCATGGTCAAGCGAAGAGATAGTCATACCGTACTACTATGATATAGACAAAAAATATCACCGATACTTTGTGGACCTTTTAATTGTCACAGAGAATAAAACCTATCTTGTAGAGATCAAACCGAAGAAAGAAACTGTTCCTCCTGAGTATAAAGGAAGAAAAACGAAACGATATCTTGAGGAATCATTTACTTATGTTAAGAATCGAAATAAATGGGAAGCTGCAAAAGAGTATGCATTGGATCGAGGGTGGACATTCGAGATCTGGACCGAAGATACATTGAACCAAATGGGGATTATGAAGAAGAGTACTTTTAAACCTATTGCGCCATTGAAGCCTGTTAAAAAGAGCATAAATAAAAAGAAAAGATCTTAAGGTAATAAATGGCGAATATATTTCAACAATTGGAAATCGAAGCCTTCCGTGCGGGCGTGACTCCGCGGACGAAACAGTCTATTAACTGGTTCCGGAAAAGAGCAAGCGATCTTGGTGCTATTAACCCTTCTTCTATTACTAGACAGAAGCCGATTAAATCTGTGAATACTTTCATGCCTGGTAGCATGTACATGTATTACTACGATCCGAAGCACAAAGATACTCTACCATACTATGATACGTTTCCGTTGGTAATATTAGTTGATAAAGCACCGGGTGGATTCTACGGATTGAATCTTCACTATCTCCCTTTGACATTACGAGCAAAGATGCTTGACGGTCTAATG